CACCAATCTTCCGCCGCGCCGCGCAGTTCCTCGCGCACCGAGAACGGCACGCGCTGCTCGGACATCTTGCCGCCCGACCGGAACGCATGGCGAAGCTGGTCGATGGTCACCGAGTCGCTGTAGGTAACGAGGGCTTCCTCGTTGCCCTCCAGCGTCGCGTCGCCCTGCACACCCGCGCCGGTCGGCAGAGCGCGAAGGCCGAACGTGACCTTATCGCCCGGCCCCTTGCTGGTTTCTTCCTTGATCTGAAACAGGCTGTTCGAGCCCTTGCCGATGAAGCGACCGTAGTAGCCCTTGCCAACTACGTCCTCATACAGCTTTCGGCTCCACAGCTTGACTGCCAGGGGATGATTTACCCAGAAGTCGGTCGTTGCCATGTGGATGTCTCCGATTGAGTTAAATGAATCGTGTTGGCGCGTGACGCTGCACCTTGCGATTCGTCCACTCACGCGGGACGCAACGAACAGATTTAGAGCCTCTGGCGGCTTGCCGGGCTGACGCGCCGGCGGGCGAACCGATTTAGAGCCTCGGGCGGCTTACCGCCACACTACCCCGCCAATCGGGCCATGTTTTCTTCCCAATTGGCGTTAAATTTGTCCCATTCCGACTTCGGCATATTTGCCACGTATTCAGCCGTCAATTGCGGCGTAACCTTGCCCGGCACCTGCGATAGCGACTTGCTCGATTTTATACCATCGGCAACCGCAGCAAGCTTTTGCTCCGCACTGATTGCGGGCGCTTCTGCCGGCTTTTGCGTCGCAGGCTTGTAGCCCTTCGCAATCGCTGCTTGATAGACCAGTTGCGCCGGGTTTACGTTCATTCGCGCGGCAGTGACGGCCAGCAACTGTTCCTCCTGCCGAAGCTGCGCGGCGATCTGCTGCGGGGCCAATCCCTGGTCCGCAAGCTCGCTCTGCCGATTCGTCAGGAAGGTGTTATAGGCTTGCGTGAAGTCCGGAGTCGTCTGTGCAAACCGCGCCGCTTGCGTCTGATACCACGTCACGAAACGCTGCTCGTTTGCCGCCGCCTCCTGCTGCGCCCGCATCTGCGCCAGCGTCTGCTCTTGCTGCTGAACCTTGGTCCGCAAGTGCTCGGCCGGGTTTTCCTCAAACGCCGGAACCTGCGGCTGCTGTTGCGGTGCGATGCGCGCGTTCAGTTCCGCGATGCGCTGCTCGACCAGACGCTGCTGCGCCTGCATCTGCGCGAGTGCCTGCTTGGCCTCCTTCGCCTGCTGCCGCGCCTCGTGGAGCGCCGCCAGAGGCACCATCTTCGGTTCGGCGGGCTCTGCCGCAGGCGCAGGCTCGGCGGGCGTCTCAGGCTCGGCTACAGGCGCTTCTGCGGCAGGCTCTTGCGGTTGCGCGTCCGGCTCGGGCGACACCTCGCCACCCGATGCAAAAAACTCCTGCTCTTGCTGCGTAAGTTCGCTCATGTGTCCTCTAGGTTAGTGAACAGTACCCATGCGCTCGGAGAGCATGCGAATCTGCTCTGCCTGCGACATGGATTGCGCCATCAATTGCTGCAACACCGGCACGAGACCGGCAATCGACTGCTGCTGCTGCGCCATTGCCTCGCTCGCCGCAGTCATCTTCGCCATCGCCGCCTGCAAGTTCGCCTCATAAACCGCAACCGCCGCCTTCTCGTGGTCGGAATCGCGCTTCAGCATCGCATTCATCTGATCCACTTGCGCCTGCACGTTCGTATCGTGGATGCGCGCGGACTGGTCGGCCTTCAGGCGGGCATTCTCCTGTGCCATCGCCTGCGCTTGCGCTTGCGTCAGTTGCAGACGCTTGGCGAGTTCCTGAACCTGCGCCATCACCTCGGGCGGAAGCTGCTTGTTCTCTTTGATGTACGCCTGCCACTTCTCGACCAGTGCGGACGGTAGCGGGCTGTACTCCAAGAGATCGGGCGTAAGCGGAATCCCGGACTTCTCCAGCACCGGGGCAAGTGTGGTCATCAGCGCAAACACGCGCTCCTTGTTGTTCGGGCTGGTCGGCGCCTCGTCCACAACGATGTCGTACTCTGCCGCGCCCTCTTGCTTAATGAGCGGCACGTACTTGGCCCCATCCTTGCCAGCGATCCGGACCAATCGACCGTCGCTGATCTTGTCGCGGATAATCTCAATCAGCACGCGCGCAAGCTCTTTGCGATACAGGCGCATCGAGTCGAAGAACACGGCAAGGATGGTCATCCCCGCCTGCTTGCGCATGCTCTCCAGCACGCCGGGCTGATTGTTGCCGACGAGTCCCATTAGTTCCATGTTCACGCCAGGAACGTCGTTGATGCTGTTTACGGCGAAGTCCAACAGCTTGGCAAACCCCTCGGGCATCGGCGTCTGCGGCTTTGGCGTGACCTTGCCGCCCGATATCGCCCCAGGATTCGCCCAAGTAATCGTCTCAGACTTCGCCCACGACGATTCGGCGTCGCTCGTCTTGCTGAACGCATCCTTTTCGGCCAGCAGCCCGCCCTTAGCCGAAGTGTTCAGGATGTGCATGATCTGCGAGAGCCACTTATTAGCCCATCGCTGCGGGTCCATCATCAGCGCGACGAGGCCGAACCACGTGTTATGGTTCCGATCCCGTGCGCCGGTCGTGAAGTTGAGCGTAAAGCCGCTCTGCGTCTCCAGCGGCGTCACCTCAAGGATGGTGCCCTCGACCAAATACGCCTTGAAATAGACTCGCTTCGTCTGCGGCACCACTTGCGGCGGCACGAATCCCGGCACCATCTTTGCCATCGCGGCCCATCGTGCCTGCGCTTCCTCGTACTGCTGCGCATCCAGGCTATACACCTGTCCGTCGCCACCCGCGAACCGATAGAACGGCTGCTTTTCCCACCACTGAAAACACACAAGTTCGCGCGTCTTGGGCTGCGTCGCGCTCGGCTCGTCTTTCTGGTAGTGCGGCGGGTCGGCGTCGTGCGGTTCTTCCTCGTCATCGAGGTACGTCTCGCCGCCGCGCTCGGGTAGTTCGTACTGCGGCCACAGTTCGCGGATGTCCTGGTCCGTGCTCCGCTTGACACGCGCACACCACCGACGATCCCGCAGGTTTTTCTTGCGCGCCGCCGCGTCCCAAAACACCTCCAGCGGGTCAACGCGCTCAATCACCGGCTCGCCGTCCGGATTCGTGTCGTAGTCGATCCGCGTCTCGGTCGCGCCAATGCCGCAGATGACGTTATCACCGAACATCTCGGATTCTTCGTCCTCTGCGTCACAGTTATCGCGTATCCAGTCGGCGGCCGAGGTGAAAATCTCGTTCACCTTTGTATCGCCAACCTCGCGCGGAATGTACTGGACCGCCTGCCGGTTCTGAATCTCCAGGCCGATCACCGCGTTCACAGTGCGCGCAACCCGGTTGAACACCACCGGCACCTTGCGCTTATCCTGCATCTCCGCAATGTCGTCCTGCGACCACTGGTTGCCGGCATAGAAGTCGTACCACTCGCGCGCTTCCTTGCGCCACGTAGCGGTCGCCTTCTTGGCGTCTCGCAGAGCGTCGTTTATCCAGCGGGCGAGGTCTTCATTTTCCATTACACACTCACCCCTTCAACAACAAATCCTTCCAGTTCCGTATCGCTCGAACCGCATGCCGCCATGAACGTATCAAACGTCGAATAGCCAGTGCCGCGCTTCACCCCTCGATGCAGGAGATAGTTGGCAACGGTCGCATTGCCAGAGTCAGTGCGGTAAATGCCGAGTTTGTGAAACGGATCGTCACCACCCCGAGCGGCAGCATTGTTGTACGCATTGTTGGTCGCTGCATCCTGAAACACTTGCCTGCGATTGCGCCAGATGCGCAGCGCACCGCCGCTCGTTACGCTCCACGTGACACGGATAACGATGTCCGTCCAGCGGCCAAGGAAGTCATCCAGCGGCCAATCACACAGCACACGGCTCGTAATGTCGGCAAACGCGACCGTCTGTGCATCCACGTCGAAATTGTTCTCGATGCGGACATGCTGTCCTTCGATTGTGGCGATTAGCTGCGCCTCACCGACATAATCGGCAGGCGATGTGTCCGGTTGCTCGTGAATCTGGAACCAAAGAATCTTGTCGTCAGCGACCTGCCACGTCGCCGGCACATAGACCGAGATCCATGTCCAGTAATCCGTGCCAAACGTCGGATCGCGGTCTACGTGTCCAGATAGCTCGCAACGCTTGTCGCCGACGCTCAGGCCAAACTTACCGACCGTGCCGTAGCCCGAGCCAGTCGGATCGGTAATCGCCTCCTGCGTGATACCCGATCCGGTATTGGTGGACGAGTAGTGCGAGGCGTCGTCCCCTAGACCGCCGAGCGTCGAAAAGAATTTGTCAGTGACAGGCATTTAAGCCGCCGTGTCCCATTCCGCCACCGTCAGCGGCACAGACGGAGACCGATGCAGGCGCAACACGATGTCATCGATGTTCGCGGGCAATGCTGCCCCGGCTCGATAGTATGCGTGGATGTTCTTCCAGTTCGCCGCCACTTCGGTGCCATTGGCAGAGCCGCCGATCCCGATGTCACCAAGCGTGCCGCCATCCATCGTGGCAGGATCGAGCGCGACAGATGCCGGCGTCGCGTAGTTCGCCGCGCGAGCACCATCTACGTACAGTCGCACGGTGCGAGCCGTCTTGTCCCAGGCGGCAGCAAACGACGCCAGCACAGCACTGCCCCACGGGGTTTCGGTCGTGGCGCCCTCGAATTCCGATGCGCCGGTCCCGTAGCTGGCCCACTGAATCTGTCCCGTCGTGCTCACGCGCAACGTGAATCCAGTATTCGTCGTGTTCACGCCGTTACCGAAGAACGCCTGGTCGGACGCTTCTTTCGTCACGATGCCCTGGCCGAAGATCAAAATCGAGTCCGTAGCAAATCGCGCCGGCCATTTGGCAATCGGAATCTTGGCGAACTGGCCGCTCGTGTTGGCGCTCGTGAAATAGCCAGCAGTGCCCCACGGAGTCGTGGAGGACCAGAGCGTGTTACTGTGCGCGCCCTTGCCGCTACGGTCCGTCAGCACCGTATCGCCGCTCGCCTGCGAACCGGGGAAAAAGAACATGATCCCCGCAGCGATTGTGTTATCCCACCCCTTATCCGTTCCGATGACAACGCTGTTCGCCATTACGCCACCCCCGCGATCACGCGAAGAATCGTTTTCTCTGCGCCGACCGCTTGCGCAGTAATCACGTCCAACACCGTGCAGAGGTTGTCGTCGGAGAAGGAGAACGTCAGGTCGTCACCTTGGAACACCGGCACATGCGCGCCGGTCGTCGCCAGCTTGCCGTCAGCATCGGCAGTGCTGGCCGCGTTGAAGCACGCCTTTGCGTATTGATTGGCAACGGCAGTCGCGCCGGGCAGCAGCTTGTAACTCAGTTGCACCCACTTGGCTCCGCTTGGGAAGGTGACGCGCTGCCGAGTCGTCGTCAGGTCAGCGATGTGCGTCATTGTCAGTGTCGCTGGCGATTCTCCTGGCGACGTGGCAGACAGATTGCCGTAATCATCCACTTTTGCCCACGCGGGGCGCTTTGTGTCATGTGCCATCAGTTCACCTCACGAAGCCCAGGCGCTTCCGCCAATAGACCGCCGCCCGTACCTGCTCGGCTTTTCCACTTCGACCATCGGAAACGTCGCGTTCAAATCGCCATCCGTGATGCGCGCAAGACAGTCGAGCCCGTCATCGTGCGCGCCCACGGGGAAACGGTCGTATTCCTCGACCAGCAATTGCTCGATCAAGTCCACCGTGCGCCCGTCAGAGAGCGTCCGATGCATCGTCGGAGGCATGTAGACCTTGCCCTGCTCAAAGAGCGGCACAAGGCGCCGAATGCGGTCCTCTTTCTTGAGCGTGCCTCCGAGCGGCAGGATGTCGAACCTGTAGTTCTCGTTCGCCTGCACGATCTTGATTGCCTCGATGTCGCTGTCCTTGCCGTACTTCTCGTAAGCCACGCGCATCGGACGCCATTTGCGGTGCAGGCGCATCAGTTCGCGTGCGCGCTCAGTGAGGTTCAACCGGTCATAGATGAAGTCGAGCAGGTAGTAATTCCCGTCGCTGTTCAGGCCCACGACCCATATCGCCGTGCGGTCGCTCGTTTTCTTCTTCTCGCCTGCCGGGTCGCAGAGGATGTAGACGTTCATCCCGTCGCCGGTCAGTGCGTTGTGATACCAGCGCAGCCAGTCGCGGCGGAACTCTGCGCGGCCATCCGGAACCGGCGACTGCTGGTAGAGCGCCGACCAGTCACGAGGCCCGATCACGCTACGGATGCGCTCAAGCTCGGGCACCGGATACCAGTCCGGCCAAAGCGCCTCGCCCTCGTCGTTGATAGCCTTGAGTTCAAGCACGTCCCACTTGTCGCCGCCCGTGCGCGCCTGTGCCGTGAGCAGCCGCCCGGCAAGATCATCCTCGTGCCATCGGGTCTGAATCAGCACGATTGCGCCCCCAGGCATAAGGCGGGTGTATGCGGTGCTGGTGTACCAGTCCCACACGCGGCTTCGCGTCGTGCTGCTGTCGGCTTCCTCGCGGTCTTTGAGCGGGTCATCGATGAGCAGAACGTGGGCGCCCCTGCCCGTAATTGCAGTACCAACTCCAGCGGCAACGTAGGAACCGCCTGCGCTAGTGTGCCAACGGTTTGCCGCCTGACTATCCGCAGCAAGCGTTGTATCGAATAGCGCCCGGTATTCACGGCTCCCGACGATGTTGCGCACCTCGCGGCCAAAGTCCGAAGCAAGCTCGGAGTTGTAAGAAGCCGCGATGATCTGGTGCCGTGGGTACGCCCCGAGATACCACGCGGGGAAGCGCCTGCTAGCGAGTTCAGACTTGCCGTGCCTCGGCGGCATGAACACCATGAGCCGCTTGCAATCGCCGCGCGCGACCGCTTCGAGCGCATCGCAGATACGCTCATGATGCGGAGCCGGCCTGTAGTCGGCATGGGTGTACCTAGTGAAGTCCAGCAGGTTCCGCCGCGCCAACCTCCGCGCTAGCAGTTCCGCCGCTGCGGTTTCGGGCGATATGCCCGGCAAGGCTCGCGTCGTCCAGATCAACGACGGATCGATTGGTAACGTCGATGTCGATGGCTTGCTTAGGTTTGCCGTCAAGCGTGTCCCTCAGGCACTCAACCGCCCACCGCTCGCCAGAGGCAGCAAGGTCCAGCAATCGCTCTGCTGCCGCGCGAAGTCGCACGCCGTCATCCTGCGTGAGAGCACGCAGGACGGTACGCTCGAACAATCGCCGCTTGCCGGCGTTGTCGTTTTTTGCAGGCGCACCACCCGGCACATTCAACTCCTAACCCATTGACGAGCAATGCGCCAAATTTACGTGTTTCGACACCCCCCCACTTGCAATTGTGTCTGCGTTCCCCGTGAAACCACAGACTGCCGTATTTCCCGAGCATGCAGCGCGAGGAGTTTCCGCCCGGTGTCGTAATCGACCTTTCGCGTAAATCCACGGGCCACCCGCGAGACCCAGTATTCCTCCTGGTCAATCTCCGCCGCGATGTCGATCAATCGCCAGCCCAGGCTGCGCAGGTCGGCGATGATTGTGGGCCAGTTGGTCATTCTTCAACCTTGCTCGGTGGGGCTGCGTCGAACGAATCGCAACGGGCGCGACGTTTCACCGAAAACTTGTGAAGTAAACAGATTGGCTTTCCGCCTTGACTTTGTTCTTCCTGCCCTTGCGCATTTGATGGATACACAAAAAACCGACGAGGTGGTTCGTAGTGCAAACACTGCTCGCAACATTGCGGGCGCGGGTCATAGCCTACTGTGAATCGTAGATTCACTCCCCCATCCTCCGCTTCCACGACTGCGCCGACATCGGCTCGACCGTCTCCGTAGCCGGCTGCGGCCCGAGGCCGAGGCGGTGGTCTAGCCCGCAGGGCGTCAGTAGCAATCCGCCGAGTTGCGGTTTCCGGCCATCTGGCGGCAGCACAGAGCGCAGTTGCTCGATATGGTCGGGCGTGGGCGTGTAGCTCAGTTTCTTCCCTCCGCGCAGTCGTTCGATTTCGTCGCACAGTTGAGTAAGCAACAGCGCATCTGACAGCCGCGCACCGAGTATCATTTCGGCGCGTTCTATTGCGGACGACCCTCCGCGCAGTCGTTCTAGCCGCTCTCGAACCAGCCACCCATCCTTAAGCGGCGTCCCTTTCTGCCGCAGGTACTCAATGCCTTCCTCGACCGTTGCAATGGCCGGCCCGGCTCCGCGCAGTCGTTCGATTTCAGCCCGAAGTAACGCAGCCTCGTAAATCGTTGCCCTGTGTTCTTCGCGTTCCTCCGCAAGCTGCGCGCGGAGTGTGTCGCGCTCCGTCTCCGCATCGCGTACCTGCGCACACAGATCGGCCACCGCGCAGTCCTGTATTTGCCTGTCGCGAGATCGAAGCTCCATCGCCTCGACCTCGGCGACGGTCATCATCACCAGCCCGGCGTCCGCAAGGTCCGTCTCGACCGAACAGGCGCTTACCTTCCACTTGCCGGCATAGATCGACATCGCCCCATCGCTCACATGCCGCCGGCCTTGCTGCGCCATCTCCATCGCCTGCACCCTCCCATCCACGTCGCGCTGCTCTGAGTCCATATCACCTCCGCGATATCGATAAGAAAAAACAATCACCGGATTGCTTGACACCTTCCCGGCAAGCATCTACACTGGCATCACGCTGTACGAACGAATTCACCGAATGGAGATGACGATGCAAGTAGCCGTTTATGCAAAAAGCAAACATTTTTCAAACAACGGGAAATGGCACGTTATTGAAA